GCACGAGTGTACGGTTCCCGATGGAGAAGAACCTTCTACTTTAATTGTAGGTAGGCAAGATAAAGAATACGTATTGGGTCTTGACCCAAATATGAGCGATAGCCCAAGTGCTGACTTTTTTGGAATGTCGTTAATGGAACTAGATAAAGACACTAAAACTTCAACTTTAGTGCATTCATACGCTGGATTAGGTAGCTTAAATAAGCATGTGAATTATCTATATTACATTCTTTCTAATTTTAATATTTCACTAATTATTGCAGATAACGCGGGTTCAGACATGTTTTTTGACTCATGTAACCATTCAACTATATTTAAAAATCATAAATTAAATTTAATAAATATAGACTTTAATTCAAATGCCGAAGGATCAGATTATGTTAAACAAGTAAGAGACCTTAAAAGGAAATACAACAAAGAAAACGGACAAATACTAATTCAACAGGTATTTTCTTCTGATTGGATAAGGAAAGCCAATGAATTATTACAAGCAAATATAGACTATAAAAAATTATGGTTCGCTTCAAGAACCGCCGCAAATCAAAGTTCTTTTGAAAGTCAGATTATTTCCAAAGTTCCACTAAAATTAATTAATGAAGAAAATTTAGGAGAATTTATAGAAACCCAAGATAATTTGATATATCAAACTAAAAAACAATGCGCTTTAGTTGAAGTTAAAACAACCGCGAAAGGTACTCAATCGTTTGATTTACCACAGCATCTAAGGAGAAATACTTCAGCTAATAGAGCAAGGAAAGATAATTATACAGCTTTACTTTTAGCTAATTGGGGTGTAAAATGCTTTTTTGATATGGAAGATTACAAAATAGATGACGCAGTTGCGACATTTAAGCCTAGATTAGTGTAATGATAGAGGAGTTTTTTAACAAATGAGTACGCCAAGGAAAACAACGAACGCGAAAAAAACAACCGCACGTAAGCCAGCCAAAAGGTCTTCTAAAAAGGAGCAGGAAAAGTCTGTGCCTCCATATATGGTTTCGGAAGCCTCTTATCTAGGAAAATATAAATCCACAGCAGGTAGAACTAGCTCAAGAAGAAATAGGGCGGGTAGCATAGAGAGGACTGATAGATATGAAAACATAGATAACGGCTTAAGCCCATTTAGGTCTACTAACGGTGGTAGTAATTTTGAAGTAAGAGAAGCTGTAAAATTATGTCAAAAGGCGTACTACAATTTTGCTATTTTTAGAAATGCTATAGATTTGATGACAGAATTTTCTATAAGTAAAATATATTTCAAAGGCGGTAGTAAAAAATCTGTAGACTTTTTTGAAGCATTACTTAAGAAAGTAAATATTTGGGACTTACAAGATAAATTTTTTAGAGAATATTTTAGATCAGGAAATGTATTCCTTTATAGACTAGACGCTTCTTTACCCAAAGAAGAGGCTGAAAAAATAGTACAAACCTTTGCGAATTTAAAAGGTGAAGTAAAAATTCCCTACAGATACATGATACTTAATCCAGCTGATATGCAGCTTACTGGATCGGTAACATTTTCTTCAGATATCAAAAAGTATCATAAAGTTTTAACTGATTATGAATTAGAAAGGATTCGTAATCCTAAATCAGAAGAAGATAAAAGAATAAGAGAATCTTTACCTCCAGAAATTAAAAAACAATTAAATAGTAGAGATGGCACTGTTATGAATTCCATCTATATACCTCTTGACGAAGAAAGAGTTAGTGTCGTTTTTTATAAAAAGCAGGATTACGAGCCTTTCGCTGTTCCGATGGGCTATCCAGTTTTAGAAGATATAAATTATAAATACGAGCTTAAAAAAATGGATATGGCTATTGCTCGTACAATCCAACAAGCTGTTTTACTTGTTACCACTGGTACTGACCCCGATAAAGGGGGAGTAAATCAAAAGAATTTAATTGAGCTACAAAAACTATTTGAAAATGAATCTGTAGGAAGAGTCCTAATAGCTGATTACACAACTGAAGCGAAATTCGTTGTACCTCAGATCGGAGACTTACTTGACCCAAGAAAGTATGCGGTTGTCAATGCTGATATTCAGGCTGGACTCAACAGTATGATAACCGGCGCAAGTACTGGGGGTTCAACCGCCAGTGGAGATANGTCTAGTAGTNTTCAAATGAAAATAGAAATTTTCTTAGCTAGACTAAATCAAGCTAGACAGTCATTTCTAACTGAGTTTTTAATACCAGAAATAAAAAGAACTGCTCAAGAAATAGGATTTAAAAATTATCCAACCCCTTACTTTGACGAAATAACTCTTAGGGAGAACACGACAAAGTATAGAGTTTACAGCAGACTAGTTGAATTGGGTATTTTAACTCCGGAAGAAGGAATAGAGGCTATAGACACTGGTAGGTTACCAAGCAAAGAAGACTCAGTTCGTTCTCAAAAAGATTTCCAAGACCTTAAAGAGCAGGGGCTTTATCAGCCATTGATAGGTGGAAGCAATCAATCAGGCCCAGTGAAAGAGTCCCAAGGTAGACCCGAAGGAACTACCGAAATACAACAAGAAGTTCCAAGAGAATCTAAATCAAAAGAAGGTTTTAGTTTTAATAAAATAAAAGAAAATATCTTACTTTCTCAAGACTTAGAAAAGAAAGTAGAAGCTCAGTTAAGGAAAGTTAATAAAGTCAAAAGATTAAACGCTTCCCAAAAAGAAGTCGCTAATGGAATAGCTTGCATTATCATACATAACGAAACACCTGAAAACTGGAATAAGTCAGTAGCTTCTTACTGCAAAGCCCCGGTAGACACAAATCAAGAAATGGTTGATGATATATCCGGTATTTGTTTAGAGCATCAAGTAACTTCCTTCATGGGAGGAATATTGTATCATAGTAAGGAAGAGGAAGAGTAAATGCCTTTACCGAATTTTTATAATAAAAAAGAAAAAGACTACATGCAGAATTGTATGTCTGATCCAAAAATGAACAGCGAATTTTCAGAAGAAAAGCAAAGGGCTGCTGTTTGCTATAATAAATGGAAAAAATCTAAAGGAACTATTGAAATTGATTTAACTGATCAACAAAGCAAGGAGGAAAAATGAGCGAAGAAAATTTAAATACAGAAAATAATGATGATCAAATAAAAGCTATTTATGGCGAAACAGACATTTCTATGCCTGATTTGATGATGCCCGACGAACCGGAAAACGTCGAGCAAATAGAAAACGAAATGAAGACGATAGAAGATAATTTTAAAGCTTCGTTTAATTTTTCTTTTATTGGAGCAGGTCAAGGTGGATCAAGATTGGCTGAAGCTTTTCACAGACTTGGGTATCAAAGAGTAGCCGCAGTAAATACCGCTGAACAAGATTTAAACACTTTAAAAATAGAAAATAAGCTTTGTATAGGAGATGGCGGAGCGGGAAAAGAACCAGAATTAGCCAAGCAAGCTATAGAATCTAAAAGTGAAGATGTTTTAGATTTTATGAGGTATTCTTTTGGTCAATCTTTTGATAAAATATTTGTATGTGCTGGCGCAGGTGGTGGCTCAGGCTCTGGAATGGTTATACCATTAGTTAACATTTCTAGAGAGGTTCAAAAGTTGCATAAGACTACGGATGAAAGCGTAGGAGTAATTTTAACTTTACCCAAAAAAACTGAGGGTAAAAAAGTTAATCAAAATGCTTATAATGTTTTAAAAACCGTTTTCCCTTTAGTCGCTAAAAAGATAGTCTCGCCACTTATCATATTAGATAATGATAAAGTATCTCAAATGTACCCAAACGTGGCTGTATCTAAATTTTTTGACGTAGCGAATTCTAGTTTAACTGGACTATTTCATTTATTTAATATAACTTCCGCGAAAGACAGTAGTTATTCTTCATTTGACAAGAATGACTACAGAAGCATTTTAAACTCTGGTATGATGCTCTTCGGAGCTTCGCCAGTAAAGAACTTCAAAGACCCTGTCGAAATATCTAGAGTGGTAAGAGGTAATTTAAAAAATAACCTTTTATGCGGAGGAATAGATGTTACTACGGGTTCAACTGCTGGGGTTATTTTGGTAGGAAGTCCTGATATACTAGACAGTTTACCTCAAAGCTTCATTGATGAATCGATGGATCAAATAAACAGAACTCTTCAACCGGGAAGCGTAGTTCATGGTGGGGTGTATAGCGGAGATAAACCTAATTTGAATATATTTAGCGTAGTAGGCGGATTAGCTGAACCAGTTAAAAGATTAGAAGAACTCTTAAAAGCATCCAGATAATACTGTAAATAAAGTAACAACAAACTAAAATAATATCTTAAATAAGGTGTAATCTTAATTGATGCACCTTTTTTTTGTTTTTTTATTAAGCTTTCTGATAACTGGCTGCGGCTTATTTAAGCAGTTCAACGAATCAGAAGAGTACAAGCGACTAAGGGCAAATAATAGAGACCCACATCATGCGGCTAGCTGTGGACCCAAAGCGCTACATAAAGCCCTGAAAAAGTTCGATGAAAGAATATCAAGAAGAGAAATAAGTCACGAAATTCTATCGAATGGGCAAATTACCTCATGCGTTAGAGATTTACTTTCTATATTCGACAATGAAGCTAGAGAGATAACTTTTCCCAGTGAAATGAAAATACCATTGGAAAAAAGAGGATATACGATAAAAAAGGTTAGTTCATTAAAAGAATTAAATAAAGAAAAAGATGTAGGATTAGTGCTAATAAAGAAAAAATGGACTCTACTCTATCATTGGCTATGCTTTCCAGAGGATAAAAATATCTTAACTTTTTTTGGAAATGACACCGACATACAAGAAATATACCTTATATTAAAAATATGAAATTAAAGAAATTAATTCTTTAGAAGGGTTTTTTAGTGTATTTCTTAATACGAAATGCTGTTTTTTAATCATATGTAACTTTTTAATGAAAAGGCTAGATAACGAAAATACAACTGGAGAATCGCCTAAAAACGATTCAATATCAGAAGCCGAGATTATTGCTTTCTCGGCAAATCTTATTTCTTGTCTTGAAGAAAAAAAGAAGCAGTTCGATAAACAGAATAAATCAAACCTCAAAATAAATCAACTTAAAGAAATTTACCAAAGGGGTATGAGCTTTCAAAAAGATGATTTAAATTTACACGGTCTAGCTAGAGTGAATATGTTTTTAAGGCAAGAAGCTTTTAATAAAGAAAACCCAAAAGAAGATTCTTCTCTAACCGTGGACTCTTTAGTTTTCGAACAAAGTGAAGCCTCATCTGAACTAGAGTTTGATATTTCTGACAATTGGAAACCCTCTGAGGAAGATTATGAGTCAGCTAAAGCAGATGAAAAAAAGTTTGATTTAAATTTAAAAATTTCTAGCTTCGAAGAATTATACATAGAAGAATATAAACCTTTAGATTTTAACTGGGAGTAACATTATGAATGTAGATTTTACCAATGACATTATTAAATTAAAAAAACAAGAAGTGGTATATAGACCATTTAGACAACAAAATAGCGAAAGCGTATATATCTTTGAGCAAAGAGAAGATAAGATAGTAAAAGTAGCTTTTAATAATGTAGAATCTATGGCGAACTACTTAAGTCACGTAGGCTATGATTGGGACAAGAACAACTACGATAACGAACAAAGGCTTTTAAAGTTTCTCCCAGAGCTAGAAAGCGCAGAAGTTGTAGCAGCCGACCCTCAGTGGGACGTAGATAATTTAAAACCTCAAACTCCCAAAGAATCAAATTTTGAATCCACTAGAAAGGTAGAGGACGTTCCTCATCTCGCCGTAGAACTCAGAGAGGTTGATCACCCAATTGGCTTTGATGAAAGAAGTGAATCTTCAGAAGAAAAAGATTATTCTGAGCTTTGGGCGCAAGTAAACTCCCAAGAATCAACAGCCATGCCTATGTTTATGAAGGGTGACATGGTTAAAAACATTAATCCTGAGTGCAAGCATTATCAAAGCGAAGGAGAAGTCATGGATGTGAAAGAGTTACATTCCGCAATGGACATCAAAGATTANGCTATGATGACTGAAGACGAAGCTATGATGAGAAAAATGTACGCCCTTATGAAAGAAGATGAAGCCATGATGCGAAGATTGATGGGCATGATGCAAGAAGACGAGGCTATGATGAGAAAATTAAGAGCCATGATGGAGGAAGACGAAGCTATGATGAAAAAGAATCGCATTGGTTATGCGATTTCTTACAAAACAACCAACGAAGGAATGAGCTGGATGAAGGGTGAAGTCTTGGAAAAAACTCCTGACCAGCTAGAAAAGATTGAAAGCATGATGCGTCGTCCTATGATGTAAGAAAGGAATTAAAGATGTCATTTAGATCAACCGGATTACCAGAATCAGCAAACTCAGTGATGCAAGCGGCGGGGTCGTCAAATACTTTGGTATCTGCCCCCGACTCAGGCAAACATATCGTTATATATGATGTAATCGTTGTTGGTGGGTCAACAGAAATAATTAGAGATGGATCGAGTGGATCAATAAAAATGTTTTGCCCTGAAGGTCATGTTGGATTTACTTGCCCACTTTCCATGGGAGAAAACAAAGAAATTCACGTAAGTAAATCAGGTGATGCTAGTACATCTTTCGCTATAACAATAACATACTCAATAGAAAGCATTCATTAAAATGAAAGATTTGAAATATAAAACAAGTTTTAGCTCTACAATAAAAGCTCTCGTATCTGAAGAGAAAGATAAATACTTAGCTTTGGCTAGCATAGTAGACATTGGAGATTTGATTCCCGATGTAGATACAGAGGCTAATGTAGACTTGTTGCCCGTGGCTTTTAATGCTTTTGTCGCTAATAGAGTAAATAAAAATGGAGATGTAATCGACACGGAAACCGCGATAGCCATTAGAGAAAATTTTATTAATAAGCCAATTAATATAGAGCACAATAGAGAAAAAGTAATTGGTACGATTCTAACTACTGGATTCAGTGAATTTGGTACAGACAAACCACTAACAGAAGATGAAGTCAAAGCAATGACAGGTCCATTCAATGTGACCTTGGGTGGAGTGATTTGGAAAACTGTAAACGATAAAGTAGCAAATTTCATAGAAGAATCTAGCGATCCAACAAGCGAAAAATACTTAGCAGTTTCAGCGAGTTGGGAATTAGGTTTTTCAGATTTTAATATCGTTCTTTTAAAGAATGATGAAAAAAATATTGAAGGAGGAGAAATTATTGCTGAAGAAGAGCAAGTAGAAGAACTCCAAAAATATTTGAGAGCTTTCGGCGGGGAAGAAATTGTAGACGAAGAAACAAAAGCCTATAGGCAAGTCGTCGGCAAGGTCGTCCCTCTCGGAATAGGACTAACGGAAACTCCTGCGGCTGATGTCAAAGGGATTTCTACGAAATCAACAAAAAAAGAAGAAAAATTAGTCAAAGAGGAAGGCGAGACTAATAATACTTCGCAAAGTAGCAAAAAACAACATGTCATTTCTAGGAGAAATATCATGAATATTAAATCGATTGAAGACATTACAGACGAATCCTTGAAAGAGGTGTCTGCTTCCGCCGTCTCCGATTTCATTGAGAGCGAGCTTAAACAAGCTTCCGAGCAATACGCGGAAGAAAAAGTCGCTCTTGAGAAAAAAATCGAAGAGGCTGGTGCAGCGCACGAAACTCTTACAAAGGATCATGAAGAGCTGATGAAGAAATCTGGCGAGCTTGAAGCTCAGTTGGAAGAACTCGTCAAAGCTAATCAGGAAAGAGAAGCTCAAGAGAAATTCAATCAACGTATGGCTTCTTTAGATGAGAAGTACGAACTTAACGATGAAGATCGCCAAGTTCTCGCTTCTGATATTAAAGAGCTAAACGACGAGGATTTCGAAGCTTATTCTAGCAAGCTTTCTATCTTGTTGAAGGACAAAGATAAAGAGTTAATTGCTAAAAAGCAAGAAGAGCAGAAAAAAGAAGAAGTATCCGAAGAAGTTAAAGCTTCTGAAGAGAAAAAAGAAGAGACTTCTGTTGAAGCCGTGGTTGAAGAAGCCAAAGCTGATGAAGAAGTAGAAATTCCAAATTCGACTGTCGCGGAAGAAGAGACTCTTGTTACAAGATATCAAAAAGCTTTCGACATCGATCAATTTGAAATTAATTAAAGAAAATAGCTATTATATAGGAGAAATAAATTATGGCAACATTAAGACCATTTAGAGCTTACGATGAAAAAGACGTTATCAACTTGTTCAGCCTTCAAACAGGAGCTACGCTCCCTGTTTTAAAGGGCATCA